ATAACCGATGAAACCGCAAATCTGACGAGTGCAAGCCAACGTAGCAGCTTCAATTGTCCGACCTATCCCCACACCCTGTGCAACCATTATTGTGTCCTCCCCAGTCATATTGGTAAGAGCGCTCACCCGAAGGTGAAGCATCCAAATCTTACCAGACTGGAAAGTACCACAATCCGTCAATGTCTTTTCCAAACGCCAGCCGGCGGAAGTGACAAGATTAGTCAACAAAACACGAGGATCCATTGGCTTAGCTTATCATAACATTGACGTCCCGGGATTGTACGTACCCGGGCTCTCGGCTCCGACGCCAACTTGGATCTAGGCCCGTTGGCGGCCTGTGACACCCAATGGTTTAATCACGGTTCTGGCTAACGCCGCCCGGCGAACTATACATCGGCCGGGGGTCACGTGCACATCACACGTCTGGTTGACCCTTAATCGCGAGCCCATACATCGCAAGTCAACCGTACGGCGCGGACGTTGCCCGCTAACCCGCCCGATTTCACATTAGATCGGGCGACACCAGAACCACCACCTCCCCGATGCAGAGCACTGGGGCTATAGCATGGCGGGCACCTACCTCACCCGCCAACCTCCACATCAACGTCTCTTGGACCGCGCCCTGGCAATATCTCTCCCGTAGCAAAGGGAGTTCAATAGAGCCAAATTCAAGACGCAGAACGAGTCGGTGGAGCCAAGCCGTTGATCAACCGACGGTCCCATCGAACCGAAGGAGGTGTGCGGTGAACGGCTAACCTACACAACAATAGTCATTATACATGTACTGGAAGCTTGCGACGTAGCGTACATGTGATAGGTAGAATGTCGCTGTTTATTCATGCTCTTAAGATGTGAGTTGGATGAGCAAGTAGTCCAGCAAGCCTGTATCTAACCTCATTCGTCTGCGTGCAGGCTTTGCCACAGATATACCCCTACGCGGGGATCACTTCAAGAGTCCCTTAGAGACTCTCAGCTCCGCTGAGGCAACGGAGGCCTTCCCTTCCTCGATGGAGGTTTAGGGGGCTTCTTCTTCGCAGCGGCTGACTTAGCTCTTTTCTTTGCTTCCTTACGCTTTTGCTTAAGAGCTGCAGCCGATGTCTTGTTATTCCCGGCAATGTAGTGATCCGCTGCCTTACCGGCCATCCCAGCCACCATGGAGGCAGCCTTGGCGGCCGGATGCGGCAGCATAGAGAGACCACCACTTATAACAGGCGCGATGGCTGAAACAGCTTCAGCAAACCAATCTCCAAGGCCATTCTCCTTGACCATGACACCCACCGGCATATCAGTCATGATCTGAGAATAGATTTCTAGAGCGATTGGGTCGCGTCGCGGAGCTGGCCTGGCCAAGACGACTAGATCTTCCTGCTCCAATGACGGGAACCGTTCAATGAAGACATGAAGCGTCAGGACCAGCGATGCTGACTCATGGAGACCGGAGAAATAAGCACCGCAGGGCGAGAACCTATGCCTAGCGATGTTGGAGCAAGCCGCAACGGCTCTACTGCCTGACGTAAAACAAGCACCGCCCCAAAAGACCCCAGTACCATCAGGAACAGTCCCTAAAATGGAACCATTATAATCCTTAGTATACATCAAACATCTTTCAGACAATCTTTCGACGGGATTATCCACATCATCCAGCGCACCCACTATATAACATCCTTCCTTGGCTTCCCAAGTGTCAGAGGTCGTTAGGGTAGTTGCCGACGCCGGATTGATCGGAGGAAGAGGGTAGACCTCACAGTCAATTGACCCTCCATATACAGTCGTACCTGAAATGAGATTCATTGATGTTGAACGCGCTCCCACACTAGTGGGTAGGCGCCAAGTGGTGACAGCTCCTTGCTTGTACAACTCTGCGGTTGTATCAGTCACCTCAAAGCCGACCGAAAGAACACGGAAGGCACCATCAAAGAATTTGTCGGGAACATTAAGCGAGCCATATTTCTGCGTCGGAACCGCGGGTATACTCCAATTTGCGTCGACCCCGCTACCGCAGCTCAAGTAGTTGACACCACCGAGCCCCGTAACTGAGGGACCGCCGGAAATGGATTTCCCCTTGTCATAATACGTGCCGATCGTCATGTCATGCTTGTTCAAAGCACCGTCTAAGTACATACTAATATCCCAGTTGCCCGCAGGCAGCTCCGTGGGTTTAGTGATAGTGACTTGACGCTTGACAAATTGAACGACACTACGCGCTACTATGCCATCAGGATGTCCAGTGGGTTCAATCGGTAAGTCGTGATATGGGTCCACGGCCTGTATTATCCAATTCTCCCCTTCACGGGTGAGACCCACCCTCCTGTACTTGTCCAACGCTGCTTGTGATTTTCTAACGCTCGCCATTACGATATCCACTTGGATACGGGTTTTCCTGCACTCTAAA